CAGGGTATTTCCTTCTGGCAATACGGCGCGAGCTTGTTCTTTGGCAATTCCATTTTTAATCGCCCAGTTATATGTAAAACGGCTCTTCTCTATTACCTCTCGCTGCAGTCTTTCCCACTCGGAAGCAATTTGATCATGACTATCGTCTATCTCAACCGAGTTTTGGCGGTTTTTTGTGTCTTGAAGTCGCGCTTCTCGTATTTCAAAAGCCAAATCTTGAGTAGGGTCTGCATATCGTTGAGAAAACTCCTGAAAACTAAAAGATCGGTGTCTTAGAAACTGCCGAGCAATATCTCTAGTAGTCTCTATTTCCATGCAAACATTCACCATCTCTAAAGGAGACCAGTGTTGATGGTTAATTAGATACTGTACTAAAGACTTTGCCGTCTTTTCATTGTTTTGATTGCTTGGGTTGCTTACCCGCGCACAATACGCTACTAGCTGCAGCATATCGCTTGGCATATCCATAACGTCTGGATCATATGCAGGTACTTGGCTGTGACTTATTAACTTAACTTTCATTTGCACCACGCTATACAGTATTCGTACCTTACTTGAAGTTCCGTTTTATCTATCTCACCTCTAGAATTAAAAGGCGGCCCAGTAAACCAGTTTGAGTTATGAATTACGCCTACTTGTACTCTACGTTTCTTATCAAAGTCCCAGACCCCGTAAAACCCGAATATTGCAGAAGGGCTGGTTTTCAGATCTGTACTAAGGCCCCGGTCGTCTTCTACTCTTAAATGGCTTCCTACGTCTAAGTAATAGCCCGCCCCAAGCAACCCGTACACGCCCTCGAACTCGGCAGCCTTCACAGACTTAATTCCTAGCCCTACTAAAACTGCTACAGCTCCTCCTATCAATATTTGCTTTAACTTCATACTATACTATCCTCCTCTTGCATTTTTGCAATTATATACTTTTTGACAAAGTCGCTTCTTACAATGTCATCAACTCCGAACTCTATAAAGTCAAACTCATCCATTCTTTCTAAAATGTTTAGCCAAGACAGTAGTTCGTTCTTTTTTAGGTCACTTTGTCGAAAGTCCCCACAGAATATAATTCTACAGTTCTCTCCTACTCGCGTGATAATAGAGTCCAACTCATGGAAGCTCATATTTTGGCACTCGTCTACTATGATAGTGGAGTTGCGTAGGGTTATGCCCCGAATAAACGAAGTTGTCATAAAGGTTACTAATCCTTTTGTCTTCATTATATCATATGCGTCCCCTCTATCAAAGAGATGAGTAGCTACATCCTTGTAAGGCTCTTCATATACCGCTGACTTTTCTTTATCGTTGCCAGGTAAAAATCCCATATCTCTAGTAGGGACAGCACTTCTTATATAAATTAAGCTATCTGAGTAGCTTTTTTCCATATCATCATACGCCAAGTAAGAGGATATAAAAGTTTTACCTGTTCCTGCCAAACCGTGCAAAACTAGATTTTTATCAGACTCAAAAGCCAAAAGCTGATTCTTAGTTAGGGGCTCTATAGCCTGTAGCTTTAAATTCAAGTTTTGTGTAGACTGATTTCTATTTCTTTTTTTCACGCTTTTCTCCGTGTGTCCTTCTTTGCCGTCAGTGAATACTCGTAAAGCACCCAAGGTAGCGAATTAAATAATAAAACACCTGCATAAATATAACCATCTTCAGGAGGTCTAGGAACCTTGAAAGGCGTGGAAACCCCCGTTAGCCATAAAAGGGAATATCCGTCTCTCCCCTCTTTCTTTTTAATTTTGTAATATCTTAACTTACAAAATAACGTTTTTTCATAGAGAAAAGGGCGACCTTTTGAGTCTATAAACGCTTTTTGCTTTTGTTTCAGAATACCTTGAATAGAGTTAATACTCTTTTTTAGTTCCAAAAGCTCAGGGTAGCCTGTTTGCAGCCTGCGAATACCTAAGGTATCTCCTTTCATATTTCGATCATCTACTACCTTGCCCTCTAGAAACATTAACCCGTCCGAGAAACTCCAATCTTCACTGGGAAGTATATATACTGGAAACTCTATCTTATTTATATTTTTGTACGTTACGAGCACTACTTACTCGCTAGTAAGTATAATCCTATATTAGCAAAAGAGTACCCTAAATAGGTAAGAAGCATAGGGGCATTTTGAAATTTAACCCATTGCTCTACTCCAACATATAAGTATATTACTCCTGTTACGGCTATCAATATTGAACTCATGGAAGCATTACTCCTATGTAATCACCGCACACAATAATAATTCCTACACAGGCAAGAAGCCTTAGCAATGCCCAAGAAACTTTAATATAAACCGCAGGGTTTACTCTAAGTTTAGAATTACGTTTAACAAACCCTTCCACGCCTACTAGCTCTGATAAAAGAGCAATGAACCTTTCTTTCTTAGTTAGCATACTATATCCACCCTAAATTTTTCATACCTGAAGCTATAATGAAGCAACACGTTATTATATTAAAAATAACCCAAGAAGTTCTTATTAAAGCAACTCTATCTGCTTTTCTATTATCTTCGTAGGCTTTTTGACCCAATGCTTTGCACCAGGCCTCCCACCAGCTACGCATATAGCTTATCAAACTTGCCCATCGAATAATCGTCTCCAATTTCAAAGTCACAACCCACAGGTGCACCCGGTATAATGACACCTCTATCTTGTTGAATAAACGTTTGTAATTTTTCACAGTAATCCTCTATCTCATCTTCAGGTACTTCAGCTAGTATACTATCGTGCACTAGGGCGAATATTTTTGACTTCATTTTGGTTGCTAGAATATGTGCGTTCATATCTACCGCGCCCATTAAGTTAATATCAGAAGCAGCAGACTGCACCAGAAAATTAAGACCAGACCTAACGCTACTAGACGCAATTTGTTTATCTTCACTCGCAACATTTGGTAATCTCCGCTTACGTCCAAAACAACTGTATATGAACTTATTTTTCTTTATGAAATCTTCGTTTGCGTCAAGCCACTGACGTAACTTGTGAAACTCTTTAAAGTAATCGTTAATAACTTCTTGCGCTTCTTGTTTGCTAAAATATTTGCCCGAATCTTTGGTAACTTGCTCACTGATTTTTGCGGCTCTAGCCCCATACATGATACCAAATGTTACTGCTTTAGCTGCTTGGCGTTTATCGCCATATAGCTCCGCTACTTCTGATACTTCGCAAGGTAGGTTGAACACTTTATGCGCGATAGTAGAGTGAAAGTTACCCCCACTTCGAAACACATCCATAAGTGCTGTATCTTTTGCTAGTACGGCTGCAACATACACTTCTGCGGTTGTTAAATCCATTGCAACAATTTTATGCCCCGGCCGAGCCTTAATACACCCTTTAACGGTCGGGTTATCCCTAGGTAGCTGCTGCATGTTTAACTTACCACTACTAGACAGACGCCCCGAGGTTGTAGTATGTAGATTGAAGTTTGTACGGAGCCTAAGGTCACGATCTAACTGGGGAATAATCTTATCGAGATAAGTATTCTTGATTTTACTTTTCTGTCGAATATCAATAATTAGTTTAGGTACTTCCGATACTTTCGATAACTCTGTGAGCACCTCAATATCTGTGCTGTTGGCACCAGTACCCGTCTTTTTGCCCGTAGGCTGTAGACCAATAAAATCAAACAAAAGAGCACGTAATTGTACTGTGCTATTTGGGTTAAACTGTTTGCCCTGGATTTTTTCAAACTCTGCAATTTTAGGGTTTTTGTACAACCCCGCTACGGCTTTGTCAATATCTTCTTGCATAATATCTTGAGAAGCTACTAGACGTTCCCGATCGAAAGGTACTCCATTATCTTGTATATCAGTTAAGAAGCGAGTTGAGGGAATAAGTATCTGCTCATAAACTCGCTTTAGCTTATCGTTTTGCAGTATCTTTTTAAACTTTTCAAAAAGCAAGAAAGTACATACGGCATCCATAGCAGCATATGTTTTCATAACTTCGAAAGGAATCATATCCCAAGAGAAGTCCGCTTTTAATATTCCATGTTCTTTTTTATATTTGTCTATCCAATCATACATAGGCTTTTCGTAGTCCCCATACTTCGTATATTTCAAGCTGAGAACTTTTAGTCCGTGACGGGAATTTTCATCAATAATATAATGCAGTAGCATAGTGTCATGAAACACAGGAAACTCGAAATTAAAGTGGTACTCAAAGAAGGCTAAGTCAAACTTAGCATTATGAAATATAACTGCTTTTTTGTGAAAAAGCTCTTGCATTAGTACTTCTGCCTCTTCATCTATGCAAGATGAATCAACATAAGTGCCATAGTCAGGCTTGTAGCTAAGAGAGAATCCTAGTATATGCCCATCTCGTGGATAAAGCCCGCTTGTCTCGGAGTCAAGAGCTACGTATTCTAGAGGGTACTCTAAAGCATCTTTTAAATAACTGATGAGCTGAGGGGTATCTTGTATTCCAAAAGCGATACTTTCATCTATGATGACCTCTTGTACTTCTCCAGAAATGTAGTTAATGATACTTTCTTTCGAGGCTTCCCAAGTGTTTCTAGCTTCTGGTTTAAAGGCTAGCATTGCTGGGTTAATAACAGGTAGAAAGCGGTCTCCGACCTTTTTACCAGAAAACTCTGTTATAGAGTTAATAGCTGTAAAATACTTTAAAGCGTCCGATCCGACTAAAATAATCCAATCGTACGCATCGGTATCTATCTCAATATCGCAGTCTCTTTTTAAGACTTTCTTTAAGGTAGGGTCTGAGCATAAATAGTACTGGTCGAAGGTAAAGGCATCTCCGAAATAGTATTTGAAATTGTTTTTACTAGGTTTAGTTTCTACTAATGCAACTTTAGGCATATAATTTATCTCTTAGTTTAATTACTTGATTTTCTGTTAGTGCTCCAGGGTCTGTTCCTGTGAAGTGTATATTTCTATGCAGCAGGGCTACTTCTTCACACAGTTCTTTTACTTTTTCTGCTGCTTTCTGTCCTGCATCGTCCCCGTCAAAAAATATAATAACACTACTTATCCCTTGTATTTTTAGCATGGATAATTTATCTGTATTTATATTTTTTGTACCGAAACAGCAAACAGTATTTGTTAATCCTTTATCGTGCAAATTTATCATATCATATATACCCTCTACTAGAATTATAGAGCCTTGTCTAGGTTGTACTACTGGGTATAGCGGCATCCTTGCGCCAGCTGGAGTAATTATGTATTTCGGAGTCCCTTGGGCGGTATGTCGTCCGTTAAAGGCTACAATTCTGCCTGTCATATCACGGACAGGGAAAACAATTCTGCTAACATGGTTGTCATCAAGACTATTGAAAGCTTCGAAGTGTTTGTACGTCTCCGGTTTTATATTCCTCCAGTTTCCTACGTATGGTATTGCATTCTTGGGAAAAGACAAACCAATGCTATCTGCGCGTTTTTCGGATATACGCTTCTTTAAAAGTTCACGCTTTAGCTGCAATTGGTTTGCCCTTTCCCCAAAATGCGTAAATAGATTACCTTTGTATTCACAACTAAAACATTGGAACACTCCAGTAATTCTATCTACGCGCATACTAGGGTTTCTATCAGGATGTTCGGGATTGATACAGCTTACCAAAAAGTCATTGCCTTTTGGTATAAACCGTATACCTTTCTTTCCCAATAGTTCTTCTACATTCATACTTCTACGTTTCTGCTCACAAGTTCATTACGGATTTTTTGTTTTACTTTTGGTATTGCTCTNTCCAACTCTTTTACTAGCTCCTCGGTGGGGGTGTTTCGCATATAAAAGTTTTGTACTGTGGTTTTCTTTGTAGCACGATCATAGATTTTCTGTGTTGCTTTAAATTTTACAGGCATGNTATTCTCCCAAATTAAGTGTTGTTTTATTACTTTCCAATATGTTCTACTGCATCTCTAGGTATTACCTGATACGCGCCCTTGTTGTAAGCGGGGGCTACGGTATACGTGCTAGATATTTCTTGTTTGAAAGATTGATCTGGCATATCTACTATAGCTGTAGCCTCTACTGAGGGGTAGTATTCTGTATCTCTACGGTAGGTCTGTACAGGTACAATAGGACGAAAAGCGGTGGGGGCTTTTTTTACTTTCTTGACCCCGTTGCGCTTTCTACCTGAATAGGTGTAATTGTTGCTGCCTATAACTATCATTTTAGTCTCCGCTGAAATTTGAAAATATATTATATCAAATTATAAAGCAGAAGTCAAGAACTATTTAGATATCGTCCATGGACTCAGAAGAACGGTTTTCTTCATCCTCTCGCTCTTTGGGGTTTACTCCAGACTCTGGCCCTATTTTCAGGGTTTCCCAGTTCATTTTTGAAGTAAACGATTTCATAGAGGCAGATCGCATCTTTACACAATTTAAAGTTATACACGCATCTTCTTGCTCCCAGGTCTCTAGCGTATAAGCCGCATCGGCTGCATCTAGAATACCTTTGGCGAAGCGGGCTTCTCCTGTAGCATCTGTCTGATAAGGAGAAAAGACGGGAACTTCAAACTCTTGTGCCATAGCTTTTAGGGCTTTACTAACTTCTATCTGTTCTGTCCAATCATACTGTCCGCCACGAGAGGGAAGGCTGGAACGTTTTACTTGATTTATATAATCTACTATAACTACTCCTACGTTCAGAGACTTGACTTTTTTATCAAGCTCTGCACGTATTTTGGAAAGATTTAGAGAGGGGTCATAGACAACATCTAACTGCTGAGTCGGGAGAAGCTCGCAATTAGTAGTAAGATCATGGTGAAACCTATCAAAATCTCTAGTAGTTCTGTACTCTTTCAAACGTTCCTGCCCTTTCTCAAAACGTGCAGCCCACCAAGCAGCTACTCTCTCCCATTCTACTATATTAAGATTTTTAGTACGTAGTCGGGAAAAGGGTATGTCTGTGGCAATAGCACAACATCTTTGTAGAATAGATCGACTATCCATCTCAATAGTGAAATAGATGGCAGATTTACCAGAGTTAAAGACGCTGTTAGCTACGTTAGAACAGGTAATGGATTTACCTGCCCCGCGTTTACCGCCCACAAGTATTAAGTCTCGGGGGGAAAACTTAATCTCATGGTCGTACTCTGTATTGAGTCCGAGAGGCAGGTAATTACCAATATCTTCATCATTCTCGAAAAGGGTAATACGTTGCATACTATCCTGAGGACGCTCTAGGTCTACTTTTTCTTCAACATCTAGAACGATTTGATGTAGATGGGCTACTGACTCGTCCGCATCTTCAAAAGCTACAGACTGGTCAATATAGTCCTCAAGTGAAGTTAGAATCTCTTTTTGAGCATACTCATTTTTGAGGTACTCCAAAAGCATAAAAGCGTCTACATCTACTTCAATAGCTTCAATAGCAAATAGCTTTTCTCTAACACCGCTATCACGGATTTCGAACTTGAGGTCGTCAAACGTGGGCATTTTGTGATATTTTTCGCAATGATGATCTATAATACCGTACAAAGAGTGATACTCTGTTGGTAAATAGTTCTTGCGACAGCTAGTCCAGGTCTCGAAGTCCTGTAGCTCAAGCACTTGCTTTATTAGAGCACTAGCGATATTCAATCAAAATTCCCCCGAATTGACGTTAAAAAAACCGCCACACAAGCGTAAACAAGTGTGGCGGTTAGTTAGACAACTACTTATGCAGAAGCCTTTTCTTTCTTAGATGCTCCATCATAGTCAGCGGCAACAAGGCCTCGACGAGTTAGCATAGTTTTAACACCGCGAGCAGTTTTGCCAATCGCTTCTGCGATTTGCTCAACAGTTAATGCTGCAACGTCTGCGATGTCTGCGAAAGGATCAGCTTTAGTAGAGCCTTTAGTTTCTTTCTGTTTAGGAATTGCAGAGATTGCTTCAGCACGTAGCAAGCTAAGAGCTTTACCACGAACACTGTTTACAGTCTTGCCTAAGGCAGCTGCGATTTCTTCTACGAAAGATCCACCGTTTACCATGTCTACGAAAGTAACTTCTTCAGCATCTGTATAAGTTTTAACACTTTCAGGCTTAGGAGCTGCTTTAACGTGACTGGTCAATTCCATAGACAAGATTTTGCCTTGAATTGATTTAGGTGAATAGTTACCATTTTCAAAATGGCCTGCGATTTCAGCGTAAGTATACTCACCGCTGTTATCGGTTACAAACGCTTCAAGAGTAGCCTCTTGAGCTTCTGTGAACGCACGGGTAGCTGAAGCAGAAGCGAGTTCTACGTCAAATCCCATCTTGCGAAGTTTACTAGAAACCGAACGAGGGGTAGTTTCTAGTTGATCTGCTGCTTGTGCAACAGTTGCTTGAGATACAGGAGACTCATCACCTACGAAAGATGTAAGTTCTGCTGTACGCTCGTCTGTCCATTTAGGAAGTGCCATGCTATATATTCTCCAAATATTGTAATAGGTTATTTACTATAGTTATGCCAGACTCTCTGGCTTTTTGTGTTTTCTGAGACTCTATACCACTTTCATTAACTAGAATAGTTACGTCTCGGGTTAATGAGCCTTTAACTTCATAGCCTAGTTCTTGTAGTATCTCTGTGGCTTCAGCTTTGGTTTTGTAAGATTTTAGCTTGCCAGAGATGCATACTACGCCTTTCTTGACTAATGAGGTTTTGGGCTTATCGAACTTAAAAGAAAATGGAAACCCAGACAATAGAGTATCAATATTTTCTGCTAAGTAAGAAAGTAAGTTCTCTGTTGCTTTTGGCCCAAGCCCTGCACTGCTGCAAGTCTCTTCGTTAATATCCTGTATATGATCGCAAACAGCCGCCAGCTTTTTAGCTGCGCTATTTCCTATCAAGGGGATGCTTAAAGCAGGAAGAATTACGTTCATCGGAACAGCTTTTGACTGCTCAATTTCATTAAACAATTTTACACTCAGTTTCTCTGATCCTAGTAGCTCGGTTAAAGTATCCTTAGATAGAAAATACAACTCTTGTGAAGTTGTGACCCCCAGTTTTTGGATAGCTTTTGGTCCAAGCCCCTTAATCTTGAGGGTCTTTGCAAAGTGTTCTATTTTTTTATGAACTTGAGAAGCGCAAGAAGTGCTTCGGCAAAATAAAAGATTATTTACGACATCAAGCAACGAACCACAAGAAGGGCAGTTTGTTGGAGCTTGTATTATTTGCATAGTCGTTTCCTTAATTTTGAAATGATATTATAGCGTAATTTTAAGATAAATGTCAAGAGTTATTTTTTTCTTCGTTAATTTAAACTACCACAGATTTACTTGAAAACCATACCTATCCCCGCTCCAGATTTTAGATACTCTATGCTCTTTGGAAACATCGAATAGTACTAAACGGTTATAAACAGGCTCTATTCTTTCTACCTCTATACTGTGAGTAGACATGTGCTCTATCTCTAGATAGCCGCCGCTAACGGCATGAGGGTACGCGTAGATAACAGCTCCTGCCTTAGGGCATACTATATCCAGCGGATCTTTTTCGTACCTTTTCTCGTCTTTATCTTGATGCCAGTCTAGCTCGTTTCCAGGGCTAAGAATATTGCACCAATATTCGAGGGAGAGGTTGTTACTATACTGCTCATTAAGTGCTTCTCGGCAAAAAACTTGCTCGTATACTATATCCGCTAAATCTTCCCAGACGTTCTCTTGATTAGCTCCGAAAACATATTCTTGGGGTTTGTACACCGTAGTCTCTACGGCATCTAGCTTGTCCCACAGGGTTTTATTGTTTAAATAAGCTAATATGTTTTTTTCTAAGAAGTTATCTATGACTAACATTTTTTGCCTCTAATAAATCTCTGTGTTGTAGCACTGGTCATTGATACACTTTGTGATAAATATATCATAGTTTCTAAATTCGTCCTTATCAATATATAAAACTGCGGGGTCGGACATTAGGTTGTTTATATCTAAGGTGAATACTTCTACTTTCCAGTTGCCAGGAGGAATAGGAGTTACGTAACTTAGTACGGGAGCGGTTAAAAAATCAAACTCCTGTAAACTTAAAACGTCTGTAAACAAGAAATAATAACCAGATATTTCTGTTACAGGCAAGAGCTTTCCATTTATAGTATCTAATGGGTGTTCCCAGGTTATTACTACAAACTTCCATTCAAACTCCTCTATAGGCCGCACTGTAACAGGCGGCTCTATAAAGGGATTATCTTGTGGGGAACAGCTTGCTAAAAATATTAGCAAGCTTATCCTCAGAATCCTTTTGAAGAGCTCCATGGCTATTCAAAAGTAACGACAATACCTCCTGGCGGATTAGGGCGAGAAAGGGTAGGAGTTACACAAGAGGAAGCAGTGGCTGCAGACTCTAAGCCGTTATAGGCTGTGGCAACAAAACATATTTCTTCCCCTGTTGTAGCAGGCCAACTGGCTATAAAGCTACCGAAAGAAGGATTAGAAGCTACTAAAGTATCTCCTGCATTTGTTCTTTCATAGACTCTATACTCAATTACAGGCTCACAAACTCCGTTTGCTGTAAACTCGCAACCTTCTGACTCTGATACATTAAAATTAAAAGTAGCTGCAAATGTAGTTACTGAAAATAGTAACCCTCCCAAAACTGGTATTTTAGCATACATTAGACTCTCCGCACGACGCGGGGAATAATTTCCCCAGACCTTATAACCTCCACACTGCAACCAATCTCTAAGCCTAGATCATTGATATATTGAATGTTATGTAGCGTAGCTCGTGAAACTACAGCATCTCCTACAGTGACAGGCTCTAGAATAGCCACAGGGCTAACCGCCCCTGACTTCCCTATTTGCCAATCTACTGATAATAGTTTTGTTACTACTCCGGCCGCTTGCTCTTTTAGAGCGAAAGCGCCGCGAGGGTGTTTGGCCGTATGACCAAGACTCTCAAATACTTCGTTATTGTTTATTCGGTAAACCATACCGTCCGTAGGGATGCCCTCAGTCAAATGAGTAGCTACTGTTGCGAACCCATTATCAGACAAAAACTTCATATCGTCTACCCAAGTATCATATGGCATCTCCGATTGTATGCCATACGCGTAGAAAATAACCTCTCTACTACGAAACTCTTCTATGCTTTTTAAGTTAAGAGCGCCTGCAGCATAGTTGCGGGCATTTTCAATGCTATCAGGAGCTACTAACTCTCCTGTTACTTGTACTAATCCGTGCTGCTTTATGTTTTGAGGAACTTTGGTGGCCATGTGTGCTGTAACATCGCGTCCAATAATTCCATCGCCTCTAGTTAAGGCTTGAAGGTATTTTCCATTTACGTATACTATAGATACAGCAGCCCCGTCTAGCTTCTTGGTTACTACATAGTCTTCAATGCTCAGCCCTGCAGATACAGGAGCTTCTGCTAAATCAAAGCATTTTTGCAAGGAATACATAGGGAATAGGTGGTAATGACCGTCTGTGGGCATATAGCCTACATTATCGTAATTATTTATACGCGCCAAGAAGTCCCACTCACCGTCAGTGATTTGGGGAACGCCCTCAAAATAGGACTTAGCACAGGAATCTAAAAAGTCTTTCATACTTGCCTCTTTTTGTTTATCTTCAGGCAGTATTATACTAAAGTTTGAAGGGATTGTCAAGAACTATTTATAAAGATCTTCTAGTAAATCGGAAAAGTTCTCAGCTATTACTTCTTTGGACTCCGCTAGGGAGAGTATCTCAGTTAAGCCGACAAAGAGCTCTCTAGAGTTAGAGAAGTCTAAAGGCATATTTACCCCTTCTCTAGTAGGCTTCCAGTCTCCTTCGAAAGTCATATAATACTTTCGTAAGCTAAGGTACTCAACACCTCGGAAAGTGCTAACCGTTAGACGGACTTGTAGTTCTTTTACTGAGTCATAATGAATTACTCTTTCATACAACTCGGGTGCTTCATGTAGCTCCATAATACTTACTCATCCACAAGGTATAAACAAATAAGCATAACAAGGGCGAGAGGTATGCCTACAGGTGTAGTTAATAGACTGGNCAGAAGAGCCTGTCCAAGTTCAAATAGTGCCTCTACTAAGTGAGACATTAGTTTTTAAGGATGGAGGATAGGGGGACTATAGTAGTTACTCGTTCTGGCTTTAACAGCCTATAAGAGTCCGTGTCCCAGCAAAATAAAAGAACATTACTGTCCGATTCCTTTGCTCGATTCTTCTTACCCTGTACATAAGGGGTAGAGAAGTCTAACGTACAGACATTGTATTTTAACTTATTTGAGTTTTCACTTCTATAAGTTATTACAGCATCTCCGTACTCTGACACTTTCGTTTTTACTTCTTGCTTCTTCACGTGAGCTCCTTTGGTAGTGTTAGGCAACAATAATTGCTTATGTACTTACTCTAAGGTCTCTTATTTAGGATAGCAAAAATCCCCGACATACCGAAGCAGAGGTCGGGGGCTTCGTAGCTGACTCTAGCCCGCGTTTGCGGTTAATACTTTGGTGAAGTACTGAGCAGCTTTACCTGTTAGTTTGCTTACTACATCTTCGTCTACTTCTTGGCCTGCATCGGTAATTGCAGCAACCAAAGCGTCCTGAGCATCTTGCTTAGATACACGAGTAGTTTTAGCTCCTGTACCGCCTGCTTTAGCAGCAGGAGCTTTCTTAACATATACGCCCGCTTTAGTAAGAATCATACGAACACCATTAGGTGACTCTCCGAGATCGTCTGCAATCTCTTTTACGATTTCCATGCTAGTTTCAGGGGTAGGGTTGGCAGCTTCGTATAGTTCTACTGCTTCGGCTTTGGATTCATCAGTCCACGGCATTTTTCGTTTCCTCGTTCGTTGGTTAGACCCCGGGCAAGCCCCGAGGCGTTGTATTTGTTGTGCATAAAATCGGTCTCCCAATTTCTTTTTCCTTTCTCAAATTTTGAAATGATATTATAAAACATTTTAAAGCATATTGTCAAGAACTATTTTTAATACCCAGCATCTTCAGCTGCCCGATCTTGTGAGATTACTTCATTTTTATATAGCTTATAGTCTGCTCGCGATATTTTTTGGAAGTGCAGAGGTCCTTCTCTATTGTCCCAAGCGTCCTGTATTCTTTTCTCCGCAGTCCATGCATTAGGGAAACGCTGTGCACACTCTACATGCATATGGTCACAATCCCTCTCAGAGCGCCAATAGTATTGGGGTCTAGGGTCTAGCTTAGAGACTTTTTTCTGCAGAGAGTGTAAGACTTTGCTTACTCGTGGCACGGTTAGCTGCTTAGCCTTGCCTGACCCTATAATAAAGTACAACTTTGTGCCTTCCTCACAAGAAATGCGAATAAAGCCTACGTTTTTGCTAAGGCGGTATAATTTAGTCATAGTTTTACTCCATACTGTTTTAAATGCTCTAGCTTGCCTAGATCATACGCTAAAGAAAAAGCCGAGAAGCCTCCTGTAACTCCGAACTCGTTATCACTAGATTCTTTTACTATAATGCTATAGCACTTAGACCCGTACTTTTCTTCGTAGTTTGTACCTCTTAAACATTTTGCGAAGTCTACTGTAATCTCTTTTCCTACAATCACTACGGAATGGTAGACAGAGCTCCAGGCTAGTTCTCCCTCTGCAAATACTTCTGCTATGCAGCTCTCAGGAATCATGCTAGTAGAGCTTCTTTCTCCTTTACCACTAGGTCTAGTAGGTACTCCTACTTTTTCTAGCATCGCTTTTACGAATCCTGCAGATCGGTATAAACGTTTTGCAATGTTACTAACATTCTCACCTTTTAAATATTCTTCACAGGCTTCTTGTATCTCAAAATTAGTTGCGGACTTTCCTTTGTTTTGGCTTTTACGAACAGCTCTGTACTCGGCTTGCTCATGGTAGTCGGCAATAATTTTATTAAGTCTAGTAGTATTATAGGAAATTTTTAGAACGTTGCAGGCTTCCTTCTTTGTGATAGGCTTGCCTTCTTCTGGATTCAACAAAGCTATAACATGCTTGATGTTAGTCTCTGTTAAGTTCTCGTGTTCTTTTTTCTTAATCCTTCCAGCCATTCTCTAGCTCCTCTTCCAATTTAAACATTAAGCAGCAGATTGCGTGTGCTAGATGGCTGCAGCCTGTTTCTTTGTCTACATACTCCCCGTCTAGGTGAGCAAAAATATGACGAAGTGTAGCGCCTGAGTAGCGGTTCTGCAGATTATCTAGCTTACGCCAGTTATCTTCATCGTACTTATCTGCACCATAAGTCAATACTTTTGCTACTTCTACTGTTGCCTTTGGAGGCAGTAGATACATTCGCGGCTTTTCTCCATCGTATTTTTTACCTACGCTAGAGGCAGGAACGCTGTAGGGCACTCCGCTTACTTTAATCATTTCTTCCTCAGTCATCCTCTGTCTCCTCAAAATCGCAATAATACGGTCCGCTATCAGGGGCGGAATACCACCAATCTTCTTCTAAAGCATTGATACAGTGCAGAGGCAGCGTATAGCCATCTCCTAGCAGGTCATCTCCACAGTGTTTACAGCTACTCATCATGCTCTTTTATCTCCCGTTTATCTTTATCATCGTATACCCCGGAATCCCGCTCCCCAAACACTTCAGGAGCTTTCTCTCTGGCTATGTCCATGTGGTATTCGCCAGGATAATGTTTTAGACACCGATAGGCTTCCTCTCTTACTTTTTTGGGGGCGCTGTAGTCAGTCAGTAACTCAACTAAAAACTCTCTAGTTCTGCTTACAGCATATCCTCTTTCATTTGGCATTGTCATACTCTATGATTCCACGTCATCGTCTACCCTTCTAACACAGTCTTTAGTTAGGGGAGGCTTCTTAAGCGCCTCTAGAAACAAATGAAGTTCGGTCTCTAATTCTTCTAGGGTTTCTCCGTAAGGGGCTATCGGATCTGTATATGCGTAGATTTCGCCGTCTGTTTCGTAGAAAACCTCACGAATATCAAAGCTACTCCAAGGCTCTCTTCTTTCCTCTTCCTCCGTTTTAAACACTCTTTCCTCGTGCTTTTTCTCAAATACTCTATAATTCCACGTCATGTCGCTGTTATCCTCTTTTCATAGTCTGCATAATGTTCATTCCACCAAGGCGGTTTTTCACGGTACTTCCAGCTAGCAAATGTTGCTTTGTCCAGGTGGTAGTAGTCTCGGTAAGACTGTATAGGGTTATCATAATCTTTTAGGTCATCGGGCATAGCAAGCCCAAACGTAGTAAAGCCTACTCGTTCTAAGTTTTTAGGGTCAGGTAGATTGTTTACTACGTCTATGGATTTGTGGCGTTTGCCATAACGATACGTGTATTCTTCGTTAAGAGCATTGCCGTAGCAGTGCGTCCACTCAAAGTTATCGAGACTAGACCTCACCCATATCGTGCAAGGATGGTTGTACATCATTGGGAGATATGGGGTGAGGGGTCTCTCTGTTGGAGGCAGATGCTTGATCTTTTTCTTGAGCTTGTTCAGTATGGCACTCTCAGCTTTTGTGAGAGCACGAGGCACAAAGCCTAAATGTGTGTCTACCCAGATGGCCGTGCACAAGAGCTGTGCAACTTCGAGAGGCATTTTTACAATGTGCTTATCAACATGATACTCGGCACATTTTTCTAGGTCTTGATCTAAATAAAATAAATTCATTTATTACTCGGTTAATTTGAATATGCGGATATTATAGCAAATTAAGGAGCATTTGTCAAGAACTTTCTTCGTATGACTCCAACTTTGCAATCTTTTCTTTCGCTCTATTTATAACTTGTTCCTCGGAAACTATACCATGACTCTCTAGTAAATAGATTACTGCCATCATGTCTCCCGTTTCTTCTATTAGCTGGGCTTTGTACTTCTCTGTAACCCCATGGCGAAGTATTTTGCTACACGCCTGGATAAACTCTCCCGCTTCTTCCATTGCTAGTACAAGGCAAGGGTCTTTTTTCTTTATTGTAAAGTGCATACTAAGTTCCTATTTCTGGGTAAGGTGTCCATATTGTTATTGAATACTTTTCACCTTCTGTCAAGTAATACGAGCCATGAGGGTGTGTTATACTGCCTGGCCACACAATTATATCTCCTATAGCTGTGTTAATGTTTGAGAAGCCGTGTTCAGGGAAAATTAACTCTCCTCCTTCATAATCATTATTAAGCTTAATGCTAGCACTTATATAACTATCGTCTCTGTGTACAGGGAGCATAGTTTGCCCTTCCTTACAGTACTTTAGTGCAAATATACTGTAGGGATCCTCTACTTCAGTAAAAAACTTTTTGCTTACTATAGGGGCTATTTTTTGCATAAACCCCGTTGAGATTGTTTTAAATAGGGAAGGGAAGGCCTCATCAAAGTTTATATCTTGGGTTCGATACAGTTTATCGTCTTTGTTGGGATTCCAGGAGTTGTTGTTCTTACACACTTTAAGTATGTAAGAACAAAACTCAGGAGTTAAGAAAGGGAAAGTTAAAATATAAGGCGCAGGCTCTTCTACGGTTATATTCTTTTGAAAGGGTTCCATGTTAATACCATGAGGTTATTGTTGAAGTTTCTATATCCATCCATCTTTTATTTTGCACATCCCATAAAGGAACTTTAGTACAG